CAAAATCAGTGCAAAAATTTAAAGTACAAAGAGGCATACACCCAACACAAAAACCCGTTGCGTTAATGGAGTATTTAATTAAAACATACACAAACGAAAATGAAACTGTTTTAGATTTTACAATGGGCAGTGGCACAACTGGTGTAGCGTGTAATAATACAAATAGAAAGTTCATAGGCATAGAACAAGATGAAAACTATTTTAACATAGCAACAGATAGAATTAAAGCATCAGAATATAAATTGTTTTAATTATAGCACCCCTTAAGCCTCCCTCAAGCATTAAGATAAGATAAGAAAAGATATATAAGTAAATTTTTTTTTAATTTCGTACATAACACTAAACAATTTTTTTTACATTATATATATAAATGAAAGTCAAAATAAACATACCTAATAAACTTGATGAAATTACTTTAAAGCAATACCAAAAATGGTTAAAGATTGCAGAAGGTAAAGAAGATGATAATTTTATTAAGCAAAAAATGATTGAAATATTTTGTAATATACCGTTAAAACAAGTATTACAAATTAAACTTTCTGACGTAGATATTATTTGTCAAACGATCAATGAAGTATTCGAAAAAAAGCCTGTGTTTAAAAACAGGTTTGTATTTAATGAAATTGAATTTGGTTTTATTCCTAAATTAGATGACATTACACTGGGTGAGCATATAGATTTAGAAACTTATTTAAATGACTTTGAATACATGCATAAAGCCATGAGTGTTTTATATAGGCCTATAACATATAAGAAGAAAGATCAATATTTAATAGAAGACTACGAAAGCTCTAATAAATATAATTTAGAGAATATTAGTTTAGATATTGCACTGGGTGCAAGTGTTTTTTTTTGGAATTTAAAAAAAGAATTATTGAACAATATTCTGAACTATTTACAAACACAAACGGAAATGGAGATACCACAAAATTTGCTGGATTTTCTCAAAAATGGGGATGGTATCAATCAATTTACGGGCTATGTAAAGGAGACATATTAAAAATAGATGAGGTTACAAAAATGAATTTACACACTTGTTTAACACATTTAACTTTTGAAAAGGAAAAGGCAGAACTTGAAAAACACATATTGAATAGAAATGCAAAGAGATGAAATACTAAAACAATTAATGGACAGAGAGCTATTTAGTAAAGATGAATATTTAATTCTACCAGATGGTTTTGAAGATGCATTTTTAGGAGTTACAGCTATTAAACCTAGCAAAGCAGTTTACAGCTATTGGAAATGTTTAGATATTATAATGCAACAAGACGGAACAGACTTTGACGAATCTATTGATTGGCTTGATGAATTTACAAACGAAGATTTAGGGGTTCACACTCCAATATATATAAAATTAATATGAATACTTATTATAATATAATAGACAAAATAAAGGAGGTTATAAGTGCAGAACCTTTTAACAATGAAGTAACGTTTGGGGATATATCTAAAATTGATTTAAAAAAACAAAGTTTATTTCCTTTAGCTCATGTATTGGTAAATAACGCAACAATATTAAACAACTATACAATTTTTAATGTTAGTATTTTTTTTATGGATATTGTAGATATTAGCAATGAGCAAACTAATGATGAATTTAATGGCAACAATAATTTACATGACATTTTAAATACACAGTTTGCACTAGCTACAAGAGTCAAAAGAGTATTACAAAAAGCGGATTTATATAGAGATGATTTTGAGTTGAATACAGATGCAACTTGCACACCGTTTACTGAAAGATTTGATAATTTACTAGCTGGATGGGAAGTCACTTTTGATATAGGAGCTAAAACTGAAATGTCATACTGCTAATGAGTGAGTTTAAAAAAATATTAGAAAAGTACGCAAAGTATGTAATACAACAGTCAAGAAGTAATTTGACTAAAGGCAAAATAAATGCATCTAAAAAATTATTCAATAGTTTAAGTTTTAAAATAGAAAAAAACAGAGTAATTTTTGAGAGTGAAAAATATGGAGAATTTATTGATCAAGGAGTCAAGGGGGCTAAATCAACATATCCCGAAAGTAATAACAGCCCATTTAAATACACTAATAAACAACCACCTTCAAGTGTTCTTGATAAATGGACAATTCGTAAAGGTATTGCGCCAAGAGATAAACAAGGAAAATTTATTAATAGAAAATCATTAACTTTTTTAATTGCAAGAAGTATAAAAAACAAAGGCATTAGAGCAACAATGTTTTTTACAAAGCCATTTGAAAAGGGTATTGACAAATTTAGCGATGAAATGATACAAGGAATTTTAAACGATATTGAAGTATGAGCACAATTATAAGAACAAGAAGCCCATTTTTT